ACTTTAAGTCAGGGAACAGCTAAGGCACCGAATGAAACAGCAATTCTTTCTGGTTTATCTATAACTTCAGCACAAGGAACTGCGGAGGCTGTAGTTGATGTCACGATATCACCTTCTGGTCAATCATTCAGTTCTAGTTTAGGAACAGTTACAATACCAAATGATGTGGTATTTTTATCTGGTCAACAAGCAGAATTTAGTTTAGGGTCAATAATTGGTTTAGGTGGGGCTGTGGCTCAACCAACTGGTCAATCAGCCACGGCTAGTGTTGGCTCTTTGACCATAGAAGAGGGGCTAGGATTAACTGGTCAATCTTTCAGTTCTAGTATAGGATCAGTAAGTATAACAGATATTACTGTTGGATTAACAGGTCAATCAATAACATCCAGTGTAGGGGTCGTAGATATCTTTGCATACGGAGATGTTGACACTGGTCAAAATAACAGCTATTCTAATGTACCAACAGGTTCTAATGGAACTTATTCAAATGTTGCAACTGGATCAAATAACAGCTATAATGATGTAGCAGCATAGGAGAAAAAATATGGCATCGACATTTACACCTTTAGGTGTTGAACTTCAAGCAACTGGTGAGAACGCCGGTACATGGGGAACGAAAACTAATACTAATTTACAGATTATAGAACAGATATCTGGTGGTTTTACACAACAAGCAGTATCTGATTCAGGAGATACCGATTTATCTGTTTCAGATGGATCAACCGGTGCAACTCTTTCTCATAGAATGATTGAGTTTACAGGAACTTTAAGTGCTGGAAGAAACGTTACTATACCAATTGACGTTCAAACTTTTTATTTTTTAAAAAATTCAACAAGTGGATCACAAACAGTAACTTTTAAATATGTTTCTGGATCCGGTAATAGTGTAGCGGTAGGTTCTGGCGCAACTAAAGTTGTATTTGCTACAGCAAATGATGGTACAAATCCTGACATACTTGAGTTACCAGCTGGTGATGTAACACTTACAGGAACAGAAACTCTAACAAATAAAACTTTAACATCACCTAAAATTGGGACATCTATTTTAGATACTAATGGAAATGAATTATTTTTATTAACAGCTACAAGTTCTGCAGTTAATCAATTAACATACGCGAACGCAGCCACTGGAAACAAACCAACACTTACTGCATCTGGTGGAGATACTAATATTGGTGTATCAATCCAACCAAAAGGGTCAGGCACGGTCACTATTGATGCCTTAACTTTTCCAGCAGGGGATGGTACAAGTGGACAAGCGTTAGTTACAAACGGTTCTGGAACTTTAAGCTTTGATACTGCAGGAATTTCAACAGGAAAAGCTATTGCAATGGCAATAGTTTTCGGATAAAAGGAGTAAATTATGGCAAACCCAAATATAGTATCAGTATCTAGTATTAAAGGTGAATCGGTAGGATTTGCTTTATCTGCTACTACAACCACAACTTTAATGACAGTTGCTTCTGGCAGAGTTGTAAAAATAAATAGAATTACATGTGCAAACGTAGACGGAACGAATGCAGCAGACTTAACTTTATCCGTTACAAAACAAAATTTTACTCCAGATGGTGTTGATAACTTTGATACGTCTGGAACTTTTCATTTAGCAAAAACTGTATCAGTTCCAGCTGACGCAACGTTAGTTATACTTGATACACCAATCTATTTAATGGAAGACGATGTTCTAAAAGGTGGAGCAGGTGCTGCTTCTGACTTAGAACTATTTATATCATATGAGTCTATAAGCGACGCGTAGGAGGTACTATAGGCTATGGCTAATGGCGGAATAATTGGACCAACTCAAACCGTAGAAATAGTAGATGCAAAAACCACTACTTTTAATTCTAATGGAACTTTAACAACTCTAGCAACAACCACTGCAGTTAATGTTTTAGTTGTAGCCGGAGGTGGTGGTGGTACTAGAGATAGAGGTGGTGGAGGAGGAGCAGGCGGTTATAGATTTTGTACTTCTATTTCTGTCTGTGGTTCTTCTCCCTATGCAGTTGTAGTTGGTGGTGGAGGTGCAGCAGGAAACCCATCAGCTAATAGAGGTGCTTCAGGTAGTAATTCAAGTTTTGCACCAGGCACACCAATAGAATTAACATCAGCAGGTGGTGGTGCAGGAGGAACTGGTGGTGGTGCTCCATGTAAAGCTGGAACTAATGGTGGTTCTGGTGGTGGTGGAGGAGGTATTGGTGCACCAGCTAATGTGGCTGGTTCAGGAAACACACCATCAACAGACCCATCTCAAGGAAATGATGGTGGAGCAGGAAACGGAACAGAATCAGGCCCTATAAATAGAGGCGGTGGTGGTGGCGGAGGTGCCGGAGGCACAGGTACTACTGCAACTACATCACAAGCAGGAAATGGTGGAGCAGGATCAAATGCTTGGCCAGGAGATTGTACATTAAGAGCCGGTGGTGGTGGCGGTGGTGGACAAAGTTCTGCATCAACAGGAGGTCCTGGAGGCGGAGGGCCTGGAACAACTAGTGGAAATCCGGCACCACAAGGAGATGTAAATAAAGGTGGAGGTGGTGGTGGTTCAGGAGATAGTACCGCAGGTCAAGGTGGGTCAGGTGTAGTTATTGTACTAGAACCCGAAGTTAAAAATGCCCCTGGTGTTTGGAGTATGGAAGAAGTTTTTGATAATGTTAAAGCTGGTACTTGGACTAATTAATAAAGTATATGGACATTATAAAAATTATAATTTATAAATATGATATCTAAGGAGTAAAAAATGGCACATTTTGCAGAATTAAAAGTAATGACAGACCCAACAGGATTTACGTCAGATTCACATCAAGTGGTACAAAGAGTTGTAGTTGTTGCTAACGACATACAAACATCTAATGGAATTTTAGGAGATAACGATATGCATGTTGATGGTGAAACGTGGTGTGTAAATTTTTTTAGTGGTGGAATTTGGAAACAAACTTCTTACAATAATAATTTTAGAAAACAATATGCAGGTAAAGGATATATTTATGATTCAACTAAAAATAAATTTTTATGTCCACAACCTTACGCTTCATGGTCATTAGACGATAATGACGATTGGCAAGCACCAATTACATATCCATCAATTATTGATGATGAACAAGAAACACCAGAATGGCGTTACAATATTTCTTGGAACGAAACAAAATATAACGCTGACAACACAACAGGTTGGGAAGCAACTAAATCAAACGACACTTCGGAAACACCTACCAAATACAATTGGAATGGCACAGCTTGGGTGTCCGAATAGGAGGACACTAAATGCCTAGAGGCGGTACATTAAATGGTGGGGTGATTGGAAAGTCTAATAAGTCTTCGTTTGGAAAATGCCAAGTCACACAAGTTACATCTACAGGAAATTATTGCTCTGGTGCAGGAACTATTTCAAATGTTGTTGTTATTGCTGGTGGTGCAGGGGGAGGTCACGATAATGGTGGCGGAGGTGGTGCTGGTGGTTTATTAGCTATGACTTGCGTACCTATGTCTGCAAACACAGCATATCCTGTTGTTATTGGAGGTGGTGGTGCTGGTGGAACATCAGGATGTGATTCAGTTAATGGAGTTAATACTACTTTTACTGTTGACTCAAATGTTTTTACAGCAGTTGGAGGTGGAGGAGGTGGAGGTGCTTCAACTCCAGGACCAAGTGGTGGTGGAAGTGGAAGACCAGGTGGTTCAGGTGGTGGTGGAAAAAGACATGGTTCAGGTGAAGGACCAGTCATATCTACAGGTACAGGAACTCAAACATCACATCCTAATTTTCCATGTTCAGGTTTTGGAAATCCTGGAGGGCCTGTAGCGGCAGAACCGCAACCCTCAGCAGGAGGTGGTGGTGCTGGAAGTGCTGGAGGAACAAATACTGCTGGTGCAGGAAAAGATGTTAGTCCATTTGTAGGAACTTTAAGTATTCCAGGATGTTACACAGGGCCAGGTAATTTTAGAGCTGGTGGTGGCGGTGGTAGTAATGCTGGTGCTGGTGGATCTGGCGGTGGTGGAACAGGAAAAGGTGGAACAGGTTGTACTGGTCAAGCAGGTTTAGAAAATTCAGGTGGAGGAGGAGGAGGTGCAGGTGGTAATCCTCCAAATAGAGATGGTGGTCAAGGTGGTTCAGGTGTTGTTATTGTAAAAGCATTAACAAAAGCAAGTGGTGTGTGGTCACTACGAAGTCAATTTCAAGCTAAAAAAGATGGAACATGGCCACAATTTCTTAATACAATAGATTATTTAGTTGTGGGTGGCGGTGGTGGAGCTGGTCACGATGATGGTGGTGGCGGTGGAGCAGGAGGATATAGAGCTTCAGGTTTTGGACCTAGCCCACTTCAAGGTACAGCTTTAAAATTAGCACCAGGAAATTATACAATAACAGTTGGTGCAGGTGGAAATGGAGCACCTAATTCTCCAGTAGCCCAAGCTACTGATGGTACAAATTCAACAATAGATTCAATAACATCAGAGGGTGGTGGTTTTGGTGGAAGAAGTCCACAAGGTCCTGGTAATCCAGGAGGTTCTGGTGGTGGTGGTGGAGGTGGTGGTAATAAAGCTGGTGGTACAGGAAATGCACCCCCTACAGATCCACCTCAAGGTCAAAATGGTGGAGCTTCTACTCCAGGATGTAATGCTGGAGGTGGAGGTGGTGGAGCGACCGCAGCAGGTGGAAATGGTTCAGGAAGTGCACCTAGTTCTTCCCCTACAGGTGGAAATGGTGGTGATGGAGCACCTAATACTATTTTAGGTCCTGATACATCTTATGCTGGTGGTGGAGGTGGTGGAGCATTTTTTAACACACCAGGAACTGGTGGAGCAGGTGGGGGTGGTGCTGGAGCACCAAGTCCAGTTGGAAATGGAACACCAGGAACAGCTAATACTGGTGGTGGAGGTGGAGCTGGTTCTTCTGCTCCAGGACCAAATAGAGATGGTGGTAATGGTGGATCAGGTATTGTTATAGTAAGGGGACCAAGTGCAGTAACTTTTTCAGGTAGTCCTTGTGCGGCGTTTACAGGATCAACTCACCCAGGTGGTGATAAGATAGCTAAGTTTACAGACTCAGGAACGTTGACAATTTCTTAATAGTTGATATAAGAAAGATATAGAAAGATGAACTTAACAAATTATTATTGGTATTTTCAATCAGCAATCCCAGAAAGAATCTGTGATGAGATAGTTAAATATGGAAAATCTATACAAGATCAAATGGCAGTTACAGGTGGTTATGGAGATAGACCATTAAATAAAAAACAAATTGCAGATTTAAAAAAGAAAAGAAATTCTAATATTGTTTGGATGAATGATCGTTGGATTTATAAAGAAATACAACCATATGTTCATCGAGCAAACGCAAGCGCAGGTTGGAATTTTCAATGGGATTTTTCAGAGAGCTGTCAATTTACTAAATATAATAAGGGACAATATTATGATTGGCATTGTGATGGTTGGGATAGACCATATATTAAAGAAAATGCAAACGATCCATCACACGGCAAGATAAGAAAATTATCTGTAACAGTTAGTTTATCAGATCCAAAAGATTATAAGGGTGGAGAGTTAGAATTTGATTTTAGAAATATGGATCCAGATAAAAAACCTAACATTAGAAAATGCACAGAGATACTACCAAAAGGATCTTTGGTTGTGTTCCCTGGTTTTGTTTGGCACAGAGTGTGTCCGGTTAAAAAAGGATCAAGATATAGTTTGGTAATATGGAATCTAGGATGGCCGTATAAATGAGTTTTCCAAAACAATTAAATTTAGAAGAATATTTTAAATGTCCCATATGGTGGGCGGACGAACCTGAATTTGTAAAAAAATTAAACAAAGCCTCTGATAAATATATAAAAATATCACAGAAGAATTTAAAAAAACAAATAGATAAAAGAAATAAAAAATTTGGTGACAAGGGAGATATGGGGCATGTGTTTCATTCAACGTCATTAATTGGTGATCCTAATTTTAAACAATTACAGGATTATATTGGTGCGACTGCACATAATCTATTAGAAGAGATGGGATTCGATCTAACTAATTTTCAAGTATTTACTACAGAAATGTGGGTTCAAGAGTTTGCTAAAAA